ATGGCTGCAAAGTTAGAAACCATTCTCTTTTATAACGAAGAAATCAACCGGTTTGAAGTGACATGGTCATCCGATTTATCTGCGGATCCAGCCCCAAAGGAAAAAATTGAGCTGGAGAAATTAAAAAATACGTTGAAGGGCGTACTGGAATCAGGCATCCCTCACGGCCAAGTGCATTAAGCGGGGAAACATCATGAAAAATACCCTTGAAGATTTGAATAACCATCTTTTTGCTCAGTTAGAGCGGTTGTCTGACGAAGATCTTTCCGGTGAACAGTTAGAGACCGAAATTCGTCGTGCAAAAGCCACTTCGGGTGTGGCCACCCAAATCATCGGCAACGGGAAACTGGCTTTTGATGTTCAGAAGGCACTGGGTAATCAGGAAATCAAGTCCGCGCCTAAATATCTGGAGGGAAGATAATGATCCAGCGATTTGAGTATACCGCTGAAATGGAAAGCTGGATGAAAGCCAACTACCTGCGGCCATTAGGCAAACTCACGGCGCGTTTTAATCAGCATTTTGCTGTCAACCGTTCAAATGAAGCCATTAATGGCCTCAGAAAAAGACTGGGACTACGTACTGGCCGTAGTGGCCAGTTTTGCAAAGGACACCGCCCTTTTAATGCCGGGACTAAAGGGTTATCCAAACCCAATGCAGGTTCATTTAAAAAAGATCAGGCCGCATGGAATAAACGCGATGTGGGAGCAGAACGGGTCAATGTTTACGGTTATACCGAACTCAAAGTGGCCGAACCCAATATTTGGCGGCCGAAGCACCACGTCATTTGGGAAAAACATCATGGCAAACGACCCAAGGGCACTATCCTGACCTTTAAAGATGGTAACACCCAAAATTGCCAGATTGATAACTTACTGATGCTCACTCACAAGGAGCATGGCGTTATAAACAATTACTATCACGCCGTATCCGTAGAACATAAACCGACCGCCATTAATCTGGCACGGATAAAAATAGCGGTGGCAAGCAGGATAAAATTGGCGTCAGAGGGGCAAAAATGAAGAAAGCACGATTTTCATATTCAGATGAAATGAAACAATGGATGAAAGAACATTATAAATTGACGCGCCATGAACTCACGGACGCGTTTAATGGCCGCTTTAATACGAACCGAAGCAGGGAGAATATTAGCGACCTGCGTAAAAGTTTAGGTTTGCGCACCAGACAGTCAGCTAAATGGCAAAAGGGAGATAAACCCGTTCATGCAGGAACCCAGGGAGTATTGAAAGCCTCTCTTGGCTCGTTTAAAAAAGGACATCTGACCTGGAATAAACAACCCGTTGGCACTGAGCGCATCAATGGTCATGGCTATGTGGATGTCAAGCTTTCCGATCCTGGCATATGGAAACCCAAGCACTATCTGATTTGGGAAAAACATCACGGTAAACGCCCTGAAAACAGTGTCATTACGTTTAAAGACTGCAACCGGTTGAACTGTGATATTGATAATCTGATATTGATTACCCGTGCAGAGCATACGATAGTCAATAATACCAACAGGAAACTGAAAGGAACAGCAACAGAATTTAAACCCGTGCTCATCAATTTGGCAAAAATAAAACACGCTATCGCAACTAAAACCACAAATGACCAACGACCAAAAAGAGGCAAGACCCATGCTTAAACATCAGCACCGTCGTCACCAAGCCGTCAGGTTCTTGCTGGCAGGCTGATTCTTGGCCTGATTGCGTTCTTCATCAGACAGAGCCTCATAACGGGCAATTTCTGCATTCAGGGCATCAGACTGGTTGCGCAGTTCGTCAAATTGTTTAGCTTCATCGGTGTTGAGTGAGCGCTTTTCATCTTCGGCTTTGGTGAGCAGTGAACGCATTTGGTCGGTAAAGGTTGCTTTTTGCTGGCGTAATTCGAGCAGTTTTTTCATGGTGTTTTTCGGAATAGCTATTTTCTTTAAAACACTATTTAACACCATAAAAAATAATAAAAAAGCCTCTGGAATTCAGAGGCTAAACAAGGGAAAACATGAAGACGAAACATTTACAAAAGATTTCATTTTAAATGGCGAATTAAATCGCCATTCCGTTATATTTATTATTCATTTACTTTTATAGTATATTTTTTTTGAAACTCTCCGGAGCCATTTAACATAGTTCCATACACACGACCAATTACTGTTATATATATTTCCCCTGATTTTGATGGTTTTCCACTTATTACTAAATGATTATAATCATCCCAAATTTCTTCTTTTCCAGAATATATCAAACTCTTTTTACTAGGCTTCCATTCTATCCCAGAATCGTTGGGTTCTATGATGACAAATTTAGTCGGTTTTTTTTCATCACTCACAATTACTGGCCCTCCTACTATAGAAATAGAAGTGTGATAATTTTTACCTACCATAGCGTCAGGTAGATAATTTCCTTTAGGTTGAACAGATACCGAAATTGTGCTACATGATGAGGTTAATATAATAAAAAATAAAAATATTATTTTTTTCATTTTATTTAAGTGGCTTGAAAACCAATCCTCCAAATGTGTGTTTGATAAAATACTCATACGTAGCATCCTCTTTTACCCAAGTTTTTACTCTCCCCCATGAAAATGCTTTAACGTTAGTACCATTTTCACTTTCTTCTACTTTATCCACCCAAACAATCCAATGATTTTTTCCTGATGTTTCCTCCATATTTTGCAACATACCAGCAGAAATTAAAGAGACCACATGGAAACCTTGTTCTATATAATTATTCAGAGTTTCGATATCTTCTTTATTACTATGTGTCAATCCAATATTACTAAATACTTTTTCATAACCAGCTTTTTCAAACCATTCAGTCAATTTTCCCCACATAGTCACACCAGCAGCCTTATCATCAACCTCATCATAACTAAAAATCATATTTTCTGAGTCTCTTAAACTGGCTAATGTCAACCAATCTAATCCTGAGATTCTTGCGCCGTACTTGTCATAAAAAGTTCCTTTAGGATGACGACAACCATCACCCGGTTTAATTTCTAATTGACCAATTTTAGTTCTGCCATATTGCCATAATTCACGAGCAGCTTGCTCATAAATATCAGGTCTATCCATTTGCAAACAATAAAAAAGTGCCGCTGGACCACATAAACTTGCCCCATTTTGATCTGGAAAGTTTTTTTTAGATATCCTATTTTGAATTTCCGATTCAATTTTATTTTTTTCAAATGGGTCGTCAGGATGACCAATTGGATATTCTTTCGCAATAAACGGTCTTTCAGGAATAGTAATTTTTAATTCTATCGTATTATCGCCATCGCTGACAGGTTTTGTTTCAGCCGTACTTTCAAAATAGCAGGCATTTTCTCGCTTATTATCCGAACAGGCTTTGCCAGCCACGAATTCGCCCAGCGTATACATTTTTTTAAAAGGCGCTTGCAATGCCTGAATCGTATTCGAACCATGCTTGCGGTAAAGCATGATTTGCATAATATACATCACGGAAAGATCGTCATCGGTTTCCTGAGTGACATGTTTTTGCGTTTCATAATTACTTTGTAATTGCGCTTTTTCAACATCCAGTAATATATGATGATTTCCTCCTTCATCCTGACGAGAAATAATTAAATCGTAAAGCAGTTTTTCGGCTGGAACATTCGATTTAACTTGGGTATAAACGGTATAAGTTGGCATGGCATTAATCCTTTAAAAGGTGAAATTCAAGTTTATTTTTGTCATCAGTGAGATGCCATTGGCTGTAACCTTGTTTGTCAGTCTTCCCTTCTTTTATTTGACCATCCGGCAGGCAAACCCGATACTTGTGTGCGGTTAAAAGATTGCCATCGTCATCCACACAACGATAGCGAGCATGATGTTTAGCAGGTTTTGCCGGCGTTTCTTCGACCAGCGGTTTCTTCATTGGTATAACATTCGAGAACCCGGACAATAGCGGCCTGCCTTCTTCGCGCCCGGATAATTGTGTAATGCTGTAGCCCGAAGTTCCTGCCGCAATATGCTGACATGAGATAGATTTATAATCGAGCATGACCACTTCATGGGGTATTGCGCCGTTATCATTGATGGAATGGGGATAATTATAGGCAAGATCGACAATCGTCGCGCCGGTCAGTTTGATTTCATAAAAGAATTCCAGTTGCCCCATTGGACTTGTCCGGTAGTGCATAAAACGTGCTTCCAGCAATTCGTTTCCGTCAATTGCCATTGCTAACAGCGGCGAGGATTTATCAATGGGTTTGGTAAAGCTGACCGGGTGATGATGCGCATTCTGGTCGCGGCTCACTGAATGGCTGACACTCAGTACCTGTATTTCGTCTTCCCGGCCTGTCTGATAGCGATTTCCGATGGATTCGGGCGTTGAACATCCCGCTGAAATTAATCCCTGTTTCTTGCCTTTTAGTGATAAGTAGATAACGTGTGACATCTTGTCTCCTGTGATCTGACTTCCGATAAATATCGAATGAATGAAACAGGATACAACAGAATTGTTTATAGATTCCAGTGTGAGTAAAAATCCATCAATGAAATTGTGATTAACATCTATTATTAAACAAAATCAGACAATTACATCATTTAAATTTCAGGTAGTACCAAAAAATAAAACTGATGCACTGCGTATGCTTTCTCTGATTTGTCTGGCTTTTATTTACCTGCCAAAGGTAGTCCCCTGAAAATCTTTTTACTCCCTTCAACTGTGCACCCTATCCAAAAATCAGTTAATAAATTGAAAATAAATGATTTTTTACGGTGGAGACGGTATCCATCTACTATCCGTACTATGCTCCTTTAATTATTCAGAAAAATGAACAGGGTGAATAGTTGGTGCATAGTTAAAAAATAACCATTAACCCTATTTTTATATTTAAATTCAATTAATTATGATTATTGGTGCATAGGTTGCACAGTTAAGCATAAAAAGTTTATATAGGCCAGGTTATTGTTGGCTTATTCAGGAACAGCCGGAAGCCATTCATTCGCCTCATCCGTTAAATCCACATTGTAATAATAGCCCTTTTTGGTTTTGAATTTCCGGTAGTCCTTCTTATATTCCTGCATCACTTTCGGCAGGGAATCCCCGAATTTCGTTAATGTGAGTGGCCTGTCAAACCCATAGGCTTCCATAAACGACAAGTAGGCATGGTAAAGGTAGATTCTGGGCGCTCTGGGATGAATGTTTTTATTCCCCATCTTCATGCCTAACTCTTTCCCCAATGAGACCAAATAAGCACAGAAATTGTACAGCGGGTCGGAGTTACTTTTCACCAAGAGTGCTTCGTTAGAATCACGTTGCGCCTGTAGCAGCTTTTTAGCCTTATTCTGGTCGGCAAATTTGTTCAATAAATGACGGATAATCACAGGCAGTTCCCGGCTGATTTTCTCCGATAATTCCGGGTCTTTTTCTGATTCTTTGACCGGAATATTAAACGGGAATATCACCCGCCGCCGTGCAATCCCACCATTACGTTCTGTAAAGCTCATCGGTTCATTATTGGTGGCTAATACCACGGCTTTAATAATGGTGGAAAATTGTTTTTCATATTTCCCGTCAACTTCAATCAGATCGCCGCCTGTAATTGCCTTGATGCCTGCGCCCTCACCAACATATTTAACCTGATCAGGCAATGTAATCAGGCTCTTCCCGACAAACTGATAACGCCCTCTGGCTTCATCCAGCGCTTTCATATTCCCACTGGCGGTATTGTGTTCACCTGCTAATAAAGTCGCAATATAAGTAAACACACTTTTACCACTACCGCCTTCACCTGTGACCTCAATAAATAACTGCCAGTCATAACGGTTTGCCAGGATCATAAATAAACCCGCATTGATACGTGCCATTTTTTCATTATTATTTCCAGCCGCATGAGACAGCCATTGATAGAAATACGGAGCGTGTTGCCGGATATTTTCCCCGGCTACCGATTCTGTGAATGCTATCCCATTATGGTTCATGAGCCCATGCTCAGGGGCGTGGGGTTTAAACGCCTGTACCGATAAATCATACACACCATTACTGAATCCGATTAACTCCCGTTTCGGTTCACCAATGACAGGAATTTGTAATTTCATCGCACTGATCGCGTTATTAATGCCGTTCGGGCTGTAAGGTGTTTCGTGCTGGTCGAAGATGGCAACCATTGCGCGACGCAGTTCGCTATCCGACACGCTTTCCCATGTTGCACCGTTATAACGATAGGCCATTTCACTTTCAGGATTGACCGCAATTTTTCTGTAATATTCAACCAACAGCGCCCCGCGTTGGCTGGCTGCCATTTGTGCCAGATTGTTATTGGTCTTCTTTGGCTTCGTTTCGTGAATAACCACCGCTTCTGCTTCCATGAGTTTTTTCTCCCCAACCTGATATAACCCGTTACTGAATGCCTGCTTTGCTGCCTTAATGCCGTGATGCTGGCGATAATCGTCCCAATCAGATTTTAATTCCGTAGGCGGTAGTGTTACCCAGCCGTTAATCGCTATAGCGGTCTTTTCTGCCGCTATCTTGCCGACATTCTTTTTTAGCCTACCGTTTTTGCCCTGTTCGCCTTGCTCATGCCAGTCATTATCAGCGGCAAGAATAATTTTTGCGTCTGGCCACTGCGCTCTGACCAGTTCGGCAACCGTGAGTAAATTGCTTTCATCAATTGCCGCCAGTACCATGCCCTCATGTAACTGACTGACAGTTAACGCCGTTGCATAACCCTCAGCAATGATAAAGGTATCGGGCGTTCCGGTAATCTCTGAAACGGGAATAAAACTGCCTTTCTTCTGAGTTCCTGATACAAGTCGTTTTTCACCGTTCGGCTTGATGGTCTGCGCCCCCGTGATTGTGCCGTCCAGCGTCTGAACCACCAGCAATAAAGCACCATCTTTCAATAACCGTTGATTGGGGCATTGCAGCCCCTTTTTCACCAGATATTGAGATTCGCCCGTAATAGCTGTAGCGAGCATTGTTGCGATGCGTTCAGCAATAGATTTCACTGTTCGTGGTTGTGCTTTGGTGGGCTTTGGTTCAGGTAAAGGCATTACCAACACATTCGCCAGCAACTTAGCCGCTGCAAAGACCGTGATCCCTTTGGTTCTTGCCACCAAATCCAGCCCATCACCGTAACTCGGCTCATCACACTGGCGACAATGCCAATCGCCATGATGGTTATCATCCATAAAGTGAAAACGGTCTGTACCGCCGCAGATTGGGCAAGCGCCGTGTTTGCCTTTTGCCGGAATATCAACACCACAAGCAGGCAACAGGCTTTGCCAACGATTGATGGCTGATGTTTTAACTGTTCGAATAACATCTAATGGGCGGCTTTTCTGATTATTATTTCCCTGACTCATGATCACTCGCCCTCACCATTAACCGCTGCATAAAGCGAATAGTAGACTTCCTGATTAATATCACAGGCCAGTGAAAGCAAATCGTGTAACTCTTCCGAACAGTGTTGGCTGGCCTGTTCAAGAATATCCGTTTATCGTCCGATCCTGTCATGGACACATGAGCAGGTTTTTGCATTGGCGAAAAAGCACGGTATCAAGCCTAACCCGCTGTATCAGCAAGGTTGCTCACGTGTTGGCTGTATGCCGTGTATCCATGCCCGTAAATCTGAACTGGCGGAAATATATACCCGTTTCCCTGATGAAATTGCCCGTGTTGCCCGCTGGGAACGCATGGTAGCGGCGTGCTCTCGTCACGGTAACAGCACCTTTTTCCCTTCCCATCAAGACCCCGTTAAACGGGAGCGTCGTATTGAATGTGTGACGTTGGAATCTCACGGTATCGAAACCTACCGCGACTGGGCGATGACTTCCAGGGGGGGCGTCAGTTTGACTTATTGGCCGAAGAAAATGCCCATCAGGCGTGTAGCTCAGTCTATGCGGGAGTGTGTGAATGAATGAGTCAATCCGGCTTGACCCTAAAAACGGCGTCTATATCACCGATACCCGTTTTGCGGTTGTGACCCATGAAAAGCATAAAGGTAAGCTGGCGCTGTTGCAGGTCGGCACGTATGACCGCAGTTATTCACTGGTTGGCTGGCATGACAGCGACGTGTCGCTGGTTGCTGAACTGGTGAACCTGCATGTGTCGCATATCAGGCGCCGGGTGCGTTCAGTTGATGATTATCTTAATACAGTCGAGGAGATCACCCGGCGTTGTCAGACCGCGTTGAATCTTTTGAATCCTGATACGTATGGCGGCATTGTTGTATGAGCCGTCACCTGATTAATTTTAATACCCTGCCCGACGCTGAACCCGCCAATGGGCATTATGCCTATTGGTGGAATGCCCCGCGCCAGGCGATTGTTGGTTTTGAAAGACCGCTTACCCGTGAAAGGTTGATTCAGGGGCAAGCGATTTTAACTGACATTGACGCATTGCCGCGCATCCTGCGTTATCCCTTTAGAAAACGTTACGAAACTACACTTAAGGAACAGGGGGCTCGCAAGGCCCAGGATTTTCTTTATTTCGACTTCCATCAGAAATTCTGGCCGCGGATTGTCTCCGTGACCCGCCGCTTTGAAATGGATACCCAGACCACGCTGACCGCCACGGCCAGAATATCAGCCGAAATCAGCCAGTTTAACCGCCTGCCCGATCTCCATAACAAACAGTTAAAAATGCTGGCGACAAAAATCGCCGCCGGGTTTTTCAATCTGTTCGAGCAGTATTGTGATCAGTGCATCGTCAACGAGAACGGCGATAAAGAGGCGCTGTACCGGATGCGCAACCGGCTGCCCTTATGCACCCAGCCAAACACGGAACACACAATAAATAGCTGCCACGGCTCCAGCGTGATGGGCATGCGTTTAAACGCCCATTCCCCCTTGGTGTGGGGCAGCAATTGAATAAATTTGGCGGCCTGTTCAGCCCGATCTTTATCGAACCGGTACTTAAACGATGTCGCCTTTTCCTGATTCAGGTTATCCAGATGCCGCTGACAGGCCTCTCTGACGTAGCGACCGACTTCAATTTTGCCGCGCACGACATCACGGGCATATTGGTTCGCCGCATTGACATTCAGATAAGATTTGCGGCTCATGATGAGATCATCCTCATAAAGGGATTGTCGGTTTTGGCCTGACCCGCAGCCCCAATCAGACGCTGACGGCTGCTGGGATCTAACCCCAGCAGGGAGCCGGTCGTGTCCATTTCGGATTGCTGTTCTTTTTTGGCGGTCAGTTCCGGGTTTTTAATCGGTCCCCCGGTCGCGCCAGTTACCGTGTTACCCTGTTGGGCAATATTGATAACCGCCTTGCGCCAGAACTGATACGCCACACACCAGCGCTCCAGCACGGCAAGATCGGTGACGCAAAGCAATCCCTGTGCACACAATTCCTGACTGGTCAGTTCCCACATCACCGCCGCCAGCGGCAATTCGTTTTCCCTAAACCAGTCTGGCGGGGAAACCCCGGACAGGGGCGTAAAGGCCGGCTCATCCCGGTTCAGTTTTCGCTTGCCCGGATTGCCTGCCAGTTCTTTTCGTGCCGTCGGCTTGGGGCGACGACCTGATCTGCCCGCCGTTCCAGCCATACTCAGAACCTCCCGGATTCAAAAAAACAGGGTCAGAGGGATAAAAAGACTCCCGATTTAAATTTCATTTTTCGCGGGGATAAAAAAAGACTTAGGGAGGCGGTCCCTTGGGGCGAGAGTACCAGCTATTTGACCTCCCCCTCCCCTTGAGTGACCCTGACCGATGCTATTGTTACTGATGAAATTAAAATCATCTCAGGATGACAATCATTGTCACCATCACCATTGATATGATCAACAAATGAAGCTAGATATGAATATCGACCCCATCACCCACCATCTCATTGCTGACCGTGAAGGTTACGTTCAGTGTGGGATGAACGTCCCTGCTGTGAGTCTCAACCACGACCTGCTGCTGATTCGATAGCAACATGCCATCCACACTTAAGGCATACCCCTTGAAATGGCCACGCTGGTATAGGCGTGACAGTTTCACTTGTTTCTCGCTCATCGTAGTCTCTCCGTCGCGGTCTTCGCTCTATGGCAAGACCAGCATAATAATTCTAGATTTGTTAGTGCATCCGTGCCACCGTGTGCCTTGGGCTTGATGTGGTCAACGGTCACGCCTGTCACTGCCCGTCCATTGCGTAAGCATTGCTGGCATAAATGCTTGTCTCTCGCCTTGATGGTGGCTCTGAGCTTGTCCCACGGCCTGCCATAGCCGCGTTCATGTCGGCTCTTACCTTGCTGGTGGTTCTCCCAGCCCGTGTGAAGGTGGTCAGGACAGTAGCCGGAGCGGTCAGTGGTGGTCTTGGGGCAGCCACGCTTACGGCAGGCTCTGGGGATACGGGGTGGCATCACATCACCACTTCGAGAACAGTCCGCCTCGTCCACTCTCACGGGTGACGAACTGGCGTATCTCTTCACGGACTATCTGGCGGATGTGGTTATCATTACCCTTTATTACCGCTTCCTTTATTACCGCTTGGGATATAGACGCCTCTTTCACGAAAACCTTTCCGGCTAAGGGCGTCAAATCAGTGACTGCTTCACTCAGTGGGGCAACGGCTACTCTCAGCCTCCCTTCTGAATCAAAGACCTTAAAACTATCGGCAGTAATTCCAGTCTTAACGCTTACATCTGCTGACAACTTCATACCTGCGTCATAGCGACGACCAGTAATGCGATCCATCTGTTCAGCAATATTTTTCAACTGTGATTCAAGTTGGTTCAATGCTCCGGTGTCACACTTGATATCAATGGTGAAGGTGTGTGTTGGTGTACTCTGTGTCATGTTCTGTTCTCCAAAAAGAAAAGCCACCCGTGTTAACCGATGGCTTTATTGATAACCTGCCCTGCGTCTTTATGTAGCATTTCCACATCACTGCCCTAATAACGCAGAGCCGGGAAACCCATCAAATGACAATGGTTTTAATTTCTCCAAATCTTTCTTAGTTGAAGGATTTAATTTTATTGATGGTTCTCCTGCATCCTGACACCAGATATTAAACTCGCGTACTGCGTGCATCAGGTCACTGTCCACAAGGGCAATATCTTTCAGCTGACTTTGCATGAGACCCATATCAAACTCAGCAATTTCAGGTATCAAATGGCCATCACTAAATGTCAGCCTTGAAGTTTCATCTCTCAGCTTATAAACGTGTTGGTGTCTTCGCGTGCGTAAAGCCTCTATCTTTTCCCTTAACACCTTACAACGCCCAATCGCTTCATAGTTCAGTTCTGTCATGGTGACCTCTATATATGTGGTTAATCCAATATCCGATTATCGGACTTTGCTTTTCTACATAGCTATCACGACTCAATGAATCATGATGGCAATGCAGGCCGTCTCTCCGGCTGTCACACCGCTTCTTCTGCCTACAGCGGATGTTGCTGATAATGACTGTCTAGGGCATTGATTATTTTTGATTCTGACCTGTACGCTCAATGCAAAGGGAACATGTCATGGCTAATACAGACAGACGGCGATAACCCGACGCAAAGGAACTAATGTCTGACCGCTGAGTAACTGAATTCCCTTTCTATTGGTAAAATCAGCAAACCTTGCTCACCTGATTTTCCAAATGACTGAACGCAACGAGCCTCAAAGTCTTTGTAATCCACGCAGCCGTTAGCCAGTATCGTGACCGCTTTCAGTTGCTCCTGTACCAGTTTCCGGGCTTCCGGTTTAAGGTATTGATGGATCTTGTCCCCGCTACTTTTGGCTGCTTCTTTTGCCTCCGCATATACCGAGTCAGGCAACACAACCTGATACACCCACTTGGATGTGATCATCCCAAACAGTGACGGGGTGCCGCCAACATGACCCTTATAAGGCAAACCTGACATACGGCTGAGTGCCTGATAAAAGGGCTGCTGAAAACGCTTTTCCCATGTGGCGGGCTTATCAAGAAGAAAAATGGCATTGATGCGTTGGTCAGTGAATGTGGGTTGGATACCACGGATCAATACATCTATTTGTTCATCACACCAAATTTCGAAGTCAACAGACAACCAGCGAGCAAAACGGATGGCGAGTTTTGGATGTAACCATGTGCCTCCAGTTGGACCACTTTTCACTTTCACAAGTCCGCTCTTTTTAGCAAATCTCAGTATCTTGGCTCTAGCTGCACCTGAACTTATTGCTAACCTCTTGATTTCGTTAATCTCTGGCACAGTGCCAGAAATACCAAATACACGAAAACTAAGAGCGGATATATATTCCAGAACATCAATTTGACGAAGCCATGCTGTCGGCTCCTTATCAAACTTCATTGCTATATCAGTGGCATTGATCCACCCCTCTTCATTAAAGCGAATAGGGTGACCGTCATACTCAAATGGAATGATGTTACTCATCGGGTATTTCCTTATAGAAAATCGAACCTGCTCACGTAGAAAGCCGCCCGCAGAAATACCCATTAACGGATTTCTCAGGTTCGACTTTCTGTAAGGCTGCGTTTTATTGATATGCGCGGTGAGTGCGCGGAACTCAGATACAAAAAAGCCACCAGCGTTAACTGATGGCATGGGGTATTCCTTTAACCACTCAAGGGAATGGGTAAGGAATATTGATATAGTTAAGAGTAAAATATTGCCTATATTTTTAGTTCTGACTTAGACCAAAAAGATAACACCTCATTTTTTCACTCAGTGTTAACATTACCTAGTTCAAACCAAATAGCTTCTTATATAAATTAGTTTTGTGAAAACCATTTCAAAAAGGATAATTACTAATGCTCAATAAAAAATATAGTCCAATTTTAATTCAAGGCATAGAATATGCTATACATATTTATGAAAACACTGATGGCGAAGTAAATATAGAAGCAGTAGATCTAGATAATAATAATAACAAAATAAATGTCACAACATCATATGATACTATATCCGTCGTCATTGAAGATGCTTGATTTTTCATTTGTATCAGATCATGATCGCGCTCATGAAAATTAATCTGACAGATGCCCAAAAAGAAGCCCTCGAATTGATGCATGATACGACTCGCGATGGACGAGTACGTGACCGCATTAAGGCCGTGCTTTTGGCCTCAGAAGGCTGGACTGCCCAGATGATTGCCCAGGCTTTGCGGATCCATGAAAGTACGGTGAGTCGCCATCTGAAAGATTACTTCTCTGAGGAAAAACTCGCCCCTGAAAATGGGGGCTCTGAAAGCCGTTTGTCTGCCGAACAAACGACAGCATTAGTGGAGTATCTGATGGCAAATTTGATGCACACTACCGCCCAAATTGTGGCCTATGTTCGGGCTCGATGGCAGGTGACTTTCACTGTTGCAGGAATGACGAAATGGCTTCACCGTCAGGGTTTCAGCTACAAGAAGCCAATGGGTGCTCCGCATAAATTTGATGCGGATAAACAGCAACAGTTTATTGAAACCTACAACGCGTTGAAAGAAGAATGTGGCCAGAATACGCCTATTTTGTTTATTGATGCGGTTCACCCGACCCTGTCCACAAAATTAAGTTATGGCTGGATGAAGAGCGGGCGGAAGCACGTCAAAGTGGTTGAAACCACGGGCAGTCGTACTCGACTCAACATCATGGGTGCCCTTAATTTACAACGGATTGAAGAGACTATTGTTCGTGAATATCCGACGATTAACGCGAAAAATGTCGTCCTTTTTTTCGGCTCAATCCGGGAAACCTACCCACTTTCGCAAAAAATCCACATTATTCTGGATGGTGCGGGTTATCACCGTTCCGCAGTCGTTCAATTTTTTGCCGAGGTTTTGAATATTGAGTTGCACTACCTGCCGCCTTACAGCCCTAACCTCAACCCGATTGAGCGATTATGGAAGTATGTGAATGAGCAGGTACGAAACAATGTCTATTTTCCGGATACCAAAACATTCCGTGAAACGCTGCGTCACTTTTTTCATGTCACATTGCCAGAAAAAGCGAAAGAGCTCACCACTCGGTTGACTGATAACTTCCAGATTTTAAAACCCGCCTCTTCAAGTTAATTGCGTATATATCTGATTACAACCGTGGGAACGATGAAGGCCTTATCGAATTTGTAAAAAAATTCGTGATAGAAGAATTACAAATAAAAGCCACTAAACATAATTAACTCTATTCCTAATGTTCAACCACCAAACCCACAGCCCCTAAGTTGTTAGGGGCTTTGACACTGCGTCCTAACATACTCCTGCAACCCCAGAATCATTTGCTCTGCGGTGGCAATGTGTTATTTGCCCTTTTATTCCAAGCATCCTCGGCCTCTTTAGCTGCCAGATAACCAAATGTATTTATGACGCACGAATAGTTTGAGCAGTGGATTGAATACCCTTCCATGTCACCATCTGGGTAATGGTGTGCTTCACTTCCACAAAACGGACAAGGTTTAAGTTTGTCTGTCACTCTTTTCTCCCACATTCAGTATTCACGTAATCCCTCAGTCCGAGGAACTGGCTTTCGAGGGTTTCAAGTTCTCCGAGGAGACGTACATAATCTTGTTCAGCGTCTTTCTCCAGTCGGGCGGGTCTTGAACCATCCATGCCGGAGCCGGCAGCGGTTTCAGACACGGGACATTGGGCTTTGACGTACACGCGCTTAACGTTAGTGCGCAAATTATCACTAAGCTGAGTGATCTTAGATTCAGCATTGGCGAGTTTCTCCATATGCTTGGCATCCAGTTCTGCGAGATGCCGGATGTGCTCTTGCCGGGTGGCGTTGATGGCGACCTGTTCTGAGAGAGACTTATTCAGCGTCTCAATATCCTGAGTTAACCGTCCGTTTTCTGCATACACTGAGTAGATGGAATGGACTGCTGCCCCAATCAGCGCGAGAGCCACAATCACTGCACCGATTTTTAATTGCCACTTCATAGCAATTCAAATGCCCGTGTGAAAATGTCATCGGAATACGGTTGCTTGCCGTTCTCGTGCTGAATGATCGACTTGGCCAACACAATCAACGTCACTTTATCGACACTAATCACCTGATGAGGATCGACACCTAACGCCTTGGCCACACCCTTGATATAAGCGGAGGTGTTGTTTTCGTTAGTGGGTGCCCAGCGGTCTATCATCTTCGCAACTGTCTGATAGCCTTTTTTATGGTAATTGCACAGCAACTTCATCAGCGCCCGAATGCCATACTCTGGTGATTCAAACCGACAGAACCGCTTTTCTATACTCGGGTCGGGGGGCAATTGACCCTGCCACTTATTCGCTGAGTTGTGGTCAATATTGCCGGGATTGTTGTTGCGAATGCCTCTGGTCATAAAATTGTTCCCCGTTGTTGTTCATACTCTGTCAGTAACCTGAGAAATCGATAGCGTTTGTAAAAATTGAAATGGTCGCTCATCCCTTTGTATTGACGGGCAAATCTCAAAAAACGCATATCATCACGCCAATGGTTTCTCAGTCTACGTAGCGCCCACCAACGGCGAATCCGAAGCAACGTATCCACACCACATGCAGATTTACTGATCTGATGTGTCATTGCTGCCTCCCGCTCTTTTCTCTGCCGCCTTACGCAGCAATTGACCGATAAAGTCTGTACCCAAGTAGCCAATCACCACACTGCCGATGTAAGCCAAGTCTGGATTCAGACCCATGAAATTTAAAACATCACGTATGAACCAGGCGAACATGGCACACATAAAGGCGTCGATTGAAACCTTTACCCAGCCGCCACCGTTATAGCGACCGCGAAAAAATGCCATCGTCCCCGCAAGGGTTGCCCAGATGCCTTGCTCTCTTACCGATATGAGCCAGTCACCCAGATGCATCCAGAAATCAGGATTCTCTTTCATCTTCATATTCCACCCCATCAGAACAATGGGCGTCCGTGGGGTGAGCTATGGTCGCCCCTGTGATTGAGTTAATAGGATGCCGATCGCAATAGGAGATACAGAGGTACTGAAAGTGATTGCGGTGGCATAATTAGGTAATAATCAATATCGAGCGCCCAGAGATAATTTCCTCATTGCGTAGGTAGTAAAAATCCGCCTTCATAGAAGGCGGCTTTGATTTCGCCCCAGAGGGGCGTTACTAGTTCAGACTCTGAGAGCCTTCACTTCACATCCCTTTTAACGATAATTGATTGTCTTCATGTTCATGTTTTTCCTGATACTTCACATACTTCCTTATCATTTCTTCATTTACACCTACGGTATCTACACAGTACCCTCTCGACCAAAAGTGATTTCCCCATAACTTTTTCTTTCTTAAATAGGGAAATTTATTAAATAATCGAATGGCTGTTCGTCCTTTTAAATGCCCAAGCACCTGAGATACAGATAATTTCGGGGGTATTTTTACCAAAAGATGAACATGATCGAGTTGAACATTCAATTCTACAATTTCTATCTCGAGTTGTTCACATGAAATCCGTATCTGCTTATAGACCTCCCTTCCTACATTATTTTTCAGTATTCTAAATCGGTATTTGGGCGTCCAGACGATATGATATTGACAACACCAAAGTACATGCGATGCTTTCTTGAATCTACTCATGGTTAAATCCGAACTGTTATCCCCATAACAGTTCGGATTTAACCATGAGTAGCCTTATTGGCAGAGCCCATCTGTTGCTGACCACCTCCGCAGGAGGTGGTATTCAGTTATGAATAAAAAAGGCCACCTAAGTGACCTTTAATTATGTTCATATGGCTGATATCAGGATGTGTGACATTCCGATGAGCACCAGTAACAACCATCAGCACTGTAGCCCCGCCGTTTTGCCTCTTTCACGGCAGACTGACAGCTAGTAAAGTCACCGAGGTGTACTCGGTTTTCATCTAGTGGCATATGATTACACCCTTCGCTGTGCACTTCATGATCACCCTGCTTATCAGTTTTAGTATGAACGTAATATTTCATGCATTTTCTCCTATTGTTGTGTACGTCAGGAGATAATACGATTAATAAACAAGCGCTTCTTGGTCAATGATCACACCATTAAAAGATTAATAAAATTATTTTATCAATTATCAAAGTAGCGTGTTCATCATTATTTGGTGGAACCTCTCGGAATCGAACCGAGTCCTAATGCTCTTCAGGCATCCGCGCGAACCCTCTACGCCAAAGTTCCAGATATGAAAAAGGCCACGCCGGAGCGCAGCCTTGAATTTGAACTAGTCGGTCAGACCGATAGGTTGAGTTGTTCAGAATGACCGAGCATGTGATACTCATGCTAGATTTTAACATTTAATATAAAAGGATTTTTATGCAACCGAACGATAAAAACCCACTCAAACAAAAGTCATTTAAATTCATTCTTGCCGGCATGATATTACTTTTTACGGCGGGTATTAGATTGATTCAATATGATGATCTTTTACTGGGTACTGTCGAAAGCTTATTGGCTATTGGGCTTGTTCTCTTTGGGCTTAAATTGAAAAAAGGCGAAAATAAAAAGTAGACTGCTAGATTCCCTCGAATTCGGGGGAATTAAAATCCATCGAACTCATCACACCATTCGAATTCATCTTTCATGGGGGTGATCTCTTTTTCGCTGAAAATCACATTAACACGTTGATTTATCTAGCATGTGGGGGTGTTCTCTAACCCCGATCGAGGTGCTGCTCATATCACCCAAAAACCAATCTAAGATATTGATTTAACAATGATAGAAGGCGCTGTCCGACCATGATCGGTTATTCGATATTTCCGGTGAGTAGAGCTTGTGACTATACCCTTATAACCGCCAGCATTTCTTTAACTTCTTCATCTATACCAACTTCAATAAAGCCGAAACTGGCATAAAAATTTTTCGCAACAAGATTACTTGGGACATAACTGATTTCTATTTCTTCCAATTGCTCTGTGCGTCTGATTTCCTCAATAGCCAGTGATAACGCTTTGCGTCCAATACCTTTATTTTGATGGCTCTTATCCACCATAAAGCGCCAAATAGTTGTTTTTTGTCCGGTATCAGAAGGCACCCACATAAAGAAACCAACAGGCGTACTATCAGAATAAATCGCGCGAGTTTCATATGATGGAAAAAATTTGGATTGAACAAGAGAAAACATATTTTCCGCAATATATTCTAGCTGTTCATCAGTTACAGATAGATCGCAGACAGCCTCATAATTGTCCTTATTTATATCAACTAGCGTAATTAACATACCACACTCCAAATGGCTACATATCAATAACACTAGGATACTACACATGCAATTCCAACCAAAGGGAATAGCAACTCTTATCTGTTTTTCTGGCAATAAAAAACCCCCGTTAGGGCTGAGGAATCCCCAGAAAATAGACAGGCATAGCGTTGGGTGATCTACTGATTGTTCCACCAAGTCAATAAGGTCACTGCTATGCCTGTACGTGAAATATGTCATAACTTCTTTAAAGATGCTTTATCACCATTTCATAAATATCGTCAGAATGCATTAATCGATGCCACTATCGCTTTGATTAATGGTGCTTCTCTTACGTTAACCAGCATTGGGCGCTTTTTACCAGGAAACGCTCACGTCAAACATAAAATTAAACGTATTGATCGGCTACTCGGTAATGAAGCTCTTCATAGGGATATTCCTGATATCTTTCGTAATATTATTGCTATGCTGACTGAGTCACTCTCATTGTGTGTCATAGCTGTTGATTGGAGTGGATATCCCTCACAAGAACATCATGTACTCCGTGCGAGTTTAATTTGTGATGGACGCTCAATTCCTTTGTTAAGTCAAATAGTTCCCTCATGTGAACAACAAAATGTAACCATCCAAAATGCATTTCTTGACATGCTAGCGAGTGCTGTTAACCCTAAAGCTAGAGTAATTATTGTTACGGATGCAGGTTTTCAAAATGCAGGGTTCAAACAGATAAAAACGCTCGGTTGGGATTTCGTCGGACGCATTCGAGGAAATACTCAACTAAGACTTGAAAAATAGGGTGAGCTTTGGTTTAAACGGCAAGCTTTAAAAGCAACTACAACCCCACAGTTTTTAGGGTTTGGCACATTATCAAAAGCAGAATATGCACGTTGCGATGGTTATTTTTATCTTCATAAAAGACCGAATAAAGGGAGAAAATTCAAAAAATCACGATATCGAATGGTACGAAAATCTCAGGTCAAAGATGGACGTTCGGCAGCAATGGAACCTTGGCTTATTTTTACTAGTATGGATGATTTTAAACCTCGTCAGGCTATGAAAATTTACAGCCGAAGAATGCAAATAGAGCAAAATTTTAGGGATGAAAAGAGTGAACGTTTTGGATTTGGTCTTAGAGCAAGTTATAGCCACGGTGCTGGTCGTTTATCAGTATTGAGTCTACTTGCTACACTGAGTTCAGTTGTACTTTGGCTGATTGGTTTTTATGCCGAAAATAAAGGAATACATCTTAATTATCAGGCAAATAGTATTAAATCAAGGCGAGTTATCTCTCATCTTACATTAGCGGAGAATGTATTACGGCATTCCCCGCTAATATTATTTGAAATCGTTCTTAATAACACACTCAAATATCTCGCCAAAATCTACCAAAACATGGTTTTGATTTATTAGCGCTAATTTGTGGGGATCCCTCAGCGCATAAGCGGGTTAAATTATATTTAAATTAATTTTTTAGAATCGGTAACCAACACCAATCATCCATGTGCCCACTTTGACTTCACCAAGTTTTGAATATTCATATGATGCGTCAATCGCTATATTAGGGATCGGGTTAATCTGTAAGCCAGCAGCATAGGCGAGTTCAGTTTTATTTTCGCTGTGTGAAGATCCATTTATCTTGTTTTTGGCTTCCACTTTACCATGACCCGAGCCAACTAAGCCGTAAGCACTCACATATTCATTGATGCGATACGCAGGGCCCGCTGTCAATGAGTAATAATCTAAATCAACAGTACCCGTTTTGTGTCCACCGTAATAATATTCATACCCTTGATGAGTATATGCTAACGAACCAATCACACTCCAATTATTATCAAATTCATAGCGATATTTGATATTAAAACCTTTTGGGTTTTCTTTTAATTTATCACCCCCAGACTTAACATGGCTCTGCGCATATCCTGCCGAAATAGTGCTTTCACCAGCCGCACAAGCTCCCATTGACACAATAGACATTCCTGCAGCAACTAATGATGCCAAAACTAATTTTTTCATAATTAAATCCTTAGGTAATAAAAAAGCAAAGGCAGCATTATAGAGAAAAGGCGGATATAGAAAACCTTTTTTTATCTTTTTGTGCTTTCTGAAATTCGACCTAAATCACTGAGGACATTTCTGAAATTTACAGATAGTGGGTTTATCACTTTCTCAGTAACGCAGAACCGGGGAAACCGCCGAACGGCAATTGCGCCGCCTCACCATGTCGGGCTTTACAATCACTCATCAGTCCACCGCAAGAATCTCGTGATGGGTCATGGGTCGGATTTCCGTCTTCGTCAAAATAACGATCACCCATGTAGTTGCATGGGGATTTTCGATATAAGCCACGCATACACCACGTACACAGACTATGAATCTGACGGGTCGGAATTCGTATCCCTTGCAGGTCAGCCGGAGAAGACAAGGCAAAATGAATCTCTGTATTGTCTTCATGTGTCTTACTATCAATATAGTAGACGTCTATTTTCTCTTGCGTGGGATCGGCTTCGGGGTTGCCTTCGGGAAAATTACGGGCATCCAGATAATGCGCAAAGGTCATATGGACAGTCACACGAGCCTGCGCCATATTCTGATATGCCAGACACATGGCGCTGATAGTGCCGTCAATATTGGCCACACTGAGTGTCGGTGAGGCTGCACTGCCATCACTGCTGACCCCCAGTCCTTCAATTTTGACAGGCCACGGTTTATACTCCTGACCTTGCCACCAGATAGATTTCATCGGTAACTGATCAGAGTTTTCCAGTTCATCTTCTGTGTAGGGGATAGGGTGATTATGAAAATACAGCTCTGGCCCACCAAAGGCCGAGCCATCGACCGAAAACAATAGAATCTTGCTCCCCGGCTCAAGACGCTGGAGAGTGGCATTGATTGTCATAGATAAACCTTCTACGGATGATAAACGCGGGTGAACGTGACGGATAAAGTGAAATAAGCCCCGTTGGCCTGTATATTGAATTTTCCGGCCTGATACAGTCCCAGCTCAGATAACGGATTGCGCCATTTAAACGAACGCCAGCCCTGATGCTCACGCAGAAAAGCCATGATGGGCTCTATTTCTGGCAGGACACCCACAAATGACAGGAGCCAGCTTTCCCGCTGTGAGTTGATCCCATCGCCTGATGTTTGCTTATACCCATCACCGAACTGAACGGAACGTACCACGGGTTCAAACTCGCCAGCGGCACCCACTCGTGCGGGAAAATCGAATGTTTTTATCATCTTCTGTCTCCTTTGATGGCCACATTTAAATCACCCCCCTGACCTAAACTTTTATGCAGTAATGACTTGAATCGCTGATCGACAAATTTCGCAATATCCTGCCCCGATGATTCAAATCCGCTGGTTGTTTTCACTTCACTGTTCTTATCTGGATGCACTACGATATCAACCTTGATGGTCGTTTGATTACCCGTGCCGCCTGTGCTGCACGAACACCGAGAGCACCATCAGGCCCTCGTTTTAATGGCAGAATAGCCTCTGGCTCCGCCTCCCCCATCAACCCCGCTCCATGCGCAAATTTAAATAAGGTGGGATTATTCACAACCTGCCCACTGTATCCCCCGCCGAACAGCCCATTTATGTGCCCTCTTAGAATATGTCAATATACGCGCTCCTATTGATGGAGTCCGTTTAGCAACATCTTCGATTAAAGCAAGCCAAACGTGAAGTATCACTTCATCATGGGGTAATTTACCAATTTTGGAAAAGACATGGATTTCGAAAGAGCGTAAAATTTCACTAGCCATGACTCGCGAATCTTCCATTACAGTTTTCCACCATTCCCTTATAAGGCTCTCTACTGGGTCATGCTCCCAATAGTTAGATTATTGTAGTAAACTTTCCATTTTTTATTACTGGTGAGATATGGCTAAAGTTGATGTGGTTTGTCGTTATTGTCACAAAGCAGAGGAGGTCAAAGGGCATGGAAAAGGAAGCAGTGGGCACCCGCGTTATCACTGTTATGCCTGCCGTAAAACCTTCCAACTGAATTACACCTATCAAGCCTGCAAACCCGGAGTGAAAGAACAAATCACTGATATGGCGATAAATAACGGCGGGATCAGAGACACTGCACGTGTTTTGAACGTCGGGATCAATACCGTGCTTCGCACGTTAAAAAACATGAACCCAGACAAGTAACAACACGGCCTCTGGCAGGAAGTGAGATTCACATTATCTGTGAAATTGATGAGCAGGGGTCATTTGTCGGCAACAAGAAGAATCAACGCGGGCTCTGGTATGCGTGGGAACCAAACCAGAAGCAAATCATCGCACATGTATTTGGCGATCGCAGTAAAAAAACGCTGGAAAAACTGTTGGCGCTTCTGGCATCGTTTGAAATCCAGTATTATTGTACTGATAATTATGCTGTTTATGATTGCCTTCCTGAGAGAACTCACCTCAGAGGAAAGAAATTTACCCAACGCATCGAAAGAATGAATCTGACCCTGCGTACTCGAATAAAAAGGCTGAATCGGAAAACGATCTGCTACTCTAAATCAGAAATCCTGCATGACAAAATCATCGGAACGTTCATTGAGCGTGAATACTATCTTGCAAGGATAATCTAACTATTGGGAGCATGACCCTCTACTGTCATCGCATTTAACGCAGACTCTTTACGAACACGTTTGACTATTTTAGGATTACGGTGCTGTTCCAATTCCCCGCGATAAGAAGTCACTGAATCACGAGCGTCCTTTAAGCTGGTTGCTGGATATGTGCCAATGTCAATTCGATCCCCTTTTCCATCCCAACGATACCGGAACTGAAAAATCACTTTTCCTTTTGGGGTAACACGAACAGATAAACCATCCCTATCGGATTTGGTAATCATTATTTCTTGGGGCTTACCATTGATAGAACGTAGCCATGAATCAGTAATTGCCAT